GTCATTACTTGCAACGTCCTTAGCAAAACCAGTTGTTCCTGTGATCAATGTACTGAATGCTTGATCAATTTTTCCCTCAGAACCTTTCTCCATTGCGTCCATTGCAAGTTGACCAAAGTATGCTTGGATCTCATTCAAAGAGTCTTGTTGCCAATCAACTGATGTTGATTCTGCGGCTGGTAACATTGGAAGTTGAACAGCTGGTCCAACTTGCCCACCTACTCTATCAATATTGGAAATTGATGTTGAAGCTTTTGTTCCAGATTGATAGTCATGAGCCGTGATTTGAATATAATCAAATCCAAGTTGTGTGAGATTTTGTTCTGGATATCTCAACATTGAAGCACTTCTTAGAGAAGTACCACGATTGGGGGTGGCAAAGGATCTAGCACCCGAACCAACTAATCCCGATTCTTCCTGAGATAACGCTCTGATTCCTTCATTTGCTGAAAGATATGTTGAAGAGTTATATTGATCACCACTTTCTACAACTGGGGAAGTTGAATTTCCGTAAATGTCATAATCGGAAAGTTTTCCTTCATCAGTAACAACTTGATGTGTTTTGGGATCGATGACACCAGGAATTGTGTTGATTTGTGCGAACTGTGTAGTGTTATTCTCATATACAACTACATTCTCATAACTGAGTTCATCATTTAGAACTAATGCACGATCATCATTGAAAACCTGTCTTCCTTCATTATAAAAAAGTTGTTCAAACTCATCGTTGGATAAACTTTGAGAAGGATTTTCACTATTGTAGAGATTTGTGAAAAGAGTGTTATTATCAATTGTCCAAGTCGATCCATCAATGGAACCAGTTGATGGTGAAGATGCTAAGAGAGTTGATGTTGTCTTATTTCCGTACTGATATAAACTAATGGCACCAGAACTTGTGTCGGTATATTCATCGACTTCGACACCTTTCCAAATTCTTGTGTTCGTAACTTCTGCCATTGAGTGAAGGTGGTTTTTAGGTATTTATCTTGTATTTTTGATATGGAATTGATCTCATATCATTCAATTCAGATTGATAAACAACATGAAGAAATCCAATCACTTCATTCCAATTATAATTTCTAAAATCATTCCAGTGATAGTTGAGTCCTCTGAATCCCCATTTATAAACACCAACACAAGCAATTAGAGGATATTCGTCATATGTAACTCTTGGTGTTTTTGCTTCATAAACAAATGTGTAATATTTTCCAACTTCGGGTATCAATTCTGTTTCAGTAAGAATTGATAGTATCGCTTCCATTTGATCATCAGAATCATTCATACTGATGATTCTATCAACGTCTTCGTCTATTCTGTTTGGATTTTCCATAAGGTTTGATACCCAAGTCTTCTTCCGTTATTATTTTGAATTCAACTCCATTATCTTTTGCAAACTCTTCAGCGTATTTCCACTTTGCTTGATTCACTGCATATTGAGTTGATTCGTAGATATAAGATTTTGTTACTCTTGAGGGTTTCTTTGGTGGTTGTGTCTGTTTCTTGGGTTTTACTTCAATAATGTACTTTTTGATTTTTCCATCTTGTTCCTTAACTTCACAGATGAAATCAGGATAATAACGATGTACCTTCCCATCAGTGGGTTTTATGTAAGGAATACTGAACTCTTCTGATGCCCAAGATAGTACATTTTCATTCAAATCACACCACCTGCAGAAATGTCTTTCCCAAGAACTTCTACACACTATATTATTTGGATTCCCTTTATACTTTTTTGGATTGGATGGTTTATAAAGAGATTTACAAGATTCACCCATAAATACAAGAAATGTCCCAAAAAGTATTTAGATGGCGGGTCCAACTCCCAGAGGCATAAGGAATTCCGAGTTAAAGAGTAGAATTCTTCATGTTGCACAACAATCTGTTTATCAGGTAAAACTTCAACCACCTGCTGAGGTAGTTGCTTATCTGAATTCTGGTAGCAGAGCATTAAATTATTCTCAGAGTGGTGAAGATGTTGAATTAATGTGTTCTGATGTTCAACTTCCTGGAAGTGATTTGATTACTCATGATGTGACAAATGATTACGCTGGTGTTGATGAGAAATTAGCTTATCGACGTTCTTATACTAATGTTGCTTTTACCTTTATGGTAAATCGTCGTTATGATGTAATTGAAATGTTTGATGGGTGGATTGATTACATTTCTGGAATGTCCGCAGATCAAACTCAGTTCGCTAATCGATATGCATCATATCGAGTTGCATATCCAAATGATTATCGTTCTGATGGTGTTTATATCACTAAGTTTGAGAAAGATGTTGGATCGGATAATGCATCTTCTTACACCGATCGAATGGCAATCGAATATAATTTCATCGGAGCTTATCCCATTAGTATTAATCCAACAGCTGTTGGTTATGGAAACAAAGATGTGTTAAAATATACTGTGAATATGAACTTCATTCGTTACGTCAGAAGGCGTTATCAGACCTCCTAAATAATTTTACTGAATTGATTACTAATGCCATTACCCAAGATTGCGACGCCAACTTATGAGTTGGTATTACCTTCAACAAAAAAGCCGATTCAATATAGACCATTTTTAGTTAAAGAAGAAAAACTTTTAGTTCTGGCACTGGAAACTGAAGATACCAAACAGATCACAAATGCAATTAAGGGTGTTCTCAAAAGTTGCATTTTGACTAGAGGAATTAAAGTTGAGAAACTTCCTACTTTTGATATTGAATATTTGTTTTTGAATATTCGTGGTAAATCCGTTGGTGAAGAAGTTGAAGTTGTTATTAGTGCACCTGATGATGGTGTAACACCAATCACAGTCACAATCAATCTGGATGAGATCCAAGTTCAAGAGGATCCAGAACACAATAAACAGATTAGGTTGAATGATGAATTGATGATGGAAATGTCTTATCCATCACTTGATCAGTTTATCAAGAACAATTTTGATTTTGGTGCTGGTGCAAACATCGATCAATCATTTGAATTGATTGCAAGTTGCATTGATAAAATTTACAGTGAAGATGAAGTTTGGACAACATCGGATGTAAGTAAGAAAGAAGTGATTGAGTTTTTGGAACAGATGAATTCTGTTCAATTCAAAGAGATTGAAAGGTTCTTTGAGACAATGCCAAAACTCGCTCACACCATTGAAGTTGTAAATCCCAAAACACAAGTTGAAAGCACTGTGGTGCTGGAGGGTCTCTCAAGTTTTTTCGTGTAAGTATGGTACACATGGACCTGGAGCATTATTTCAAACTGAATTTTGCTCTCATGCAGTACCATAAATATTCTTTGACAGAAATTGAGAATATGATTCCTTGGGAACGTGATGTTTATGTCACACTTCTTCAACAACATCTTGAAGAGGAAGAACAAAAAATGAAGGCAAGAAATGGCTAACGACCCGAAGCAAACTCAATCAGCTCTTGCTCTTTATGAACCAAGTAAAGAGAAGCAGGAAGAGATTGCCTCGGATGAAATTGATGAAGTCATTGCTCGAGCTTTAGGTTTAGAAGATACTTCAGATATTGATTATGAAACTTATAAGACTCTTTTGAGAGAGAAGATGGCTTCTGGTCGAATGACTGGAAGTGAGATGTCATCGGAAGAGACAGAACTTTTCACCAATGAATACAAAAGAGTAAAGGGAAAGACTGGAAGATTTGTTGTAAGAGTTTCTGGTACAAATATTGATAAAGTTGTCAATCGACCCAGAACACGATCCATTGGATCTGCCATGGGAGCCATCATTCGTGTTGGTAATCAAGAGGAACAAGAGGAAGAAGAAAAGGAACAAGTAATTCAAAGTATTCCTGATAGTTTTGTAAAAATTGCTGCAGCATTAGATTCCATCAATGCTGTTTTAGAAAGACAACTTGCAATTGATCAAAAAACTGCTGATGCTGAAAACAAAGCAGCTCTTGATGCTCAGAGAGCAGCAAAAGAAAAAGAAAAAGAGAAAAAGAAACCATCTTTTAGTTTGGGTGGAATGCTCGGTGGAATCGTCAAAAAGATTCCATTTTTAGATAGAATTAAGACATATCTTACAAACGTTGCAGTTGGTAGTGCAGTTCTTGCATTTGCAAAGTGGCTTGAAGATCCAGCGAATCAGAGAAGGATAGACGAATTTTCAAAATTTATGACAAAGACTCTACCAATTATTTTTGGTGGATTGTTGGCTTTACTTGCCCTTGATATTGGTGCTAAACTTTTAACCGCTCTTGGAGCACTTAAAGGTTTATTTGGTTTATTAACTAATCCTGTCTTTTTGGCTGGTGTTGGTATCATCATGGCTGCGAAAGCAATTGCTGATGTTGGGAAAAAGGTTGAAC